AATGCCATCCGCTGATATGCCCATAACATCCATTAGTTTACTGCCTACAGATTTCATAGTATCAACAATATCATCACCTGTGGCATTCATGCCTTCTGTCATAATAGTGCCTACTTTACCATCACCCTTAGAACCAATAACTTGTTCCGCCATACCAATCAGTGCTTCTGAAAGCGGATCAGCCAAGTGTTGCTTGACCATGCGGTTAGCAATGTCACTTAGGATGTTGCCAAAGAAGTTCTTAAATGCTTCTAATGGATTCTTGGCTTGCACAAATGCTTCTGTAAATTCTTTAGAGAATGTGTTTGCCGCACCTTTAATTGACTTCTTGATATACTCATTGTTTTCAATCAGTTTGTCTTTGAATGTGCCATACACATTAACAGCACGATCAATATCTTCAGTGTCGCCACCTAATGCACCAGCGGCAGCTTTGTATTTTTTAGCATCAACTGTGCCTGCTCTAAACTCAGCATTTAGTTTTTCTAATGCAGTTAGTCTAGTTGCGGCAATATCAACTTCTCGTTGCGCTGTGCCCAAGGCTTGATTCAACACTTGGTCTGAGTTTAACAATGCCGCATCAACTTGACCTAAAGCATTTGAATATTCCAGTAATGTAATTTTACCATCAGCATAACTCTTATTCAACAAGTCTAAGGTAATTTTTTGCTGTTCAACACCTTGTCTAGTTGCAATTAAACTATCTTCAAACTTTGCGTTTTGGTAGTAGCTGTCTTTTAATCTTAAGGCATTTTCTAATAATGCCTGACTTGAGGCCAATACTTCTTGTTTGAATTTTTCAGCCATGTAAGAGGCATCATTCAATTTCATTTGCTGTTCAATTAATGATTGTTGACTTGCTCTAAGTTCCAGGCTGAACTTTTCAGCCATATAAGCGGCGTCATTCAACTTCATTCCTTGTTCATCTAATCCTAATGCTGTGCTTTTAAGTTCCTGGCCAAACTTTGTAGTCATATAAGTGGCGTCAGCTAACTTCATTTCTTGTTCTTGTAAGGCTAATCCATTGCTCCTTAGTTCTTGCTCAAATTGAGTTGCCATTAATAAAGCATCATCTAATCTAATACTTTGCTGACGAAGTTCTTCATTGGACTTATTAAGACTTAGAGTAAAATCTCTAGTGATCAATGCACTATCTTTTTCAATGACATTACCAAACTGTTCAGCACGACTTGACAGTTCTTCAAACAACTTTGCGGCTAGGCTCAGATCTCCTTTGTTTAAAGCATTAGCCAGGGCCTTTTCTAATGGTTTTATTTCACTTTTGGCTTTACCTAAATTACCAATAATATCTTGTAAGAATGTGTTGCCTGGCACACCTGGGTTGCTTGTGCCTGTAGCTGAGCCTGGTGCTGGAGGAACCAAACTAGCATTTTGTCTTTGTAATCTTGCAGTTTCTGCGGCTGATTGATCATTTGGCATACTGGTGCCTGCATTTATTTTGCCGCCTAAGCCAATAAACTTTTTAACGCCTTCATACACACTGTTGAGTTTGTCCAATAGCGGATCAAACAAGCCTGTAACATAAGCAATAACTGCTGTGAATGGTGCGGCAAAACTTTGTAGCAAACTGCCAATGTTTTTAATAATAGTGCCAAGTGTAACACCAATGACACGAGCTACTGCATCAAATACACCCACAATAGTTTGTGAGCCACCAGTAATTTGTGTATACCAACTTTTCCAAGCAGTTGTAATGTAACTGATTGCTTTACCAATATTTGATTTAAAGTCTAGGAAGAAATAACCCAAGCTACGAATGCTATTGCCTAAACCTACTGCAAGACTACCAATTAATTTCAAACCTTGGAATAATTTACCAACTAAGAAGATGCTACCAACAATCTCAACAATAGTCAAGATAGTTTCAAAGTTATCACCTAAGAAGTTAACTGCTTTAGTCACATACCCAAGTGCTTTGCCAATGCCATCAGTTGCTGTAATAAAGTTTGTGAACTTGTCAATGGCTCCGCCAATGCTTTTATCAAGTTGGCCAAAGCCCGTGTTGCCTGTGATTGCATTGTTTAATCTGTTAAGGGCCGCAGTTGTGCCTTTTGACTTTGCATCAAACGCATCAGCAAAAGCCGCATTTTGTTCTGTGAACTTACGAATTGCTTCTACGGCTTGACCGCTTGTGCCTACAGTATCAACTACAACACCACGGAACTTGACAATGAATGAGCCATACTTGTTTTCAACTTGAATTAAGTCTTCAGTGGCTTTGCTAATCTTGCCAAAACTACCTTGATAAGCATTGGCAATGGCGTCAGCAATGTCTTCAGTAGACTTGCCGCTACTAATTGCTAATTTTGTCCATGTTTCAAGACTCTTATAACTGGCATCAATGCCATTGGCACGCAAAATACTAAATGCCTTACCAACATCTTGCACGCTAACACCAAGACGGTTGGCAGTGTCTAGTAGGTAATTCATTGTGTTAGCGGTTTGTGTGCCTGACCCTGATGTTGCACGTATTCTTGCTTCTAAGTCGCCAAAGTTTTTAGCAACCTCTACTATCTTTGCGGCCGCCGCACTAGTTCCAATAGCAACAAGTGCGTTGCCTATATTGCCTAATGCTTTGTTTGTTTTTGCCGCTTGTTGTTCTACATTCTTGAGACCCCCTTCAATGTTTTTCATTGAAGATTTGGTTTGGTCTACAAGTTTTACTATTACATCAAAACTTGCCATATTTAGGATTCTCCTTTAGCTTATTTAGTTTGGCTCTAAATAAGACATAAGGGACAGTCTGTCCCTTATCTTCTTGACCTGGCTCGCTCTTGGTCAGCCTTTTCTTTTTCAGCCTTCCATCTAAACCATTCACTCCAGGCTTGTATTTCTACAACACTGAAGTTTAATACTGTTGCGATACTACACTTCAGTTCATGTGCTAGATAAAACAAGAACTGAAGTTCTGTATCGCTTTTTAGTTTCCCAAGCCTGTCTCAACTGTGCGTTGTGTGTCTGGATCATTCATCTCAGCCATAACACGCATGATAACTGCTGGGTCAACAAAACGCATTAATTCTGGTTTGTCTGCTTTGGTAAACACAGGATTACCTTCTGCGTCCAGTGAACGCATGATAAGTGATTCTACAAGTGCTTCAACTGTTTTACCTGCTTGGGTCAACTCTACAATTTTACTTTCTTGTAAAAATGTAGTTGCGGGTTTGTAATAAATTTCAGTTTCCCATTCTGGGACACGGATAGGGCCTTTTAAGCCACCACCTAAAATATCTTTAAAGTGTGCCTTTGCGGCTGCTAATACTTTACTCATTGTCTTTTCCTTGTGATTTTATCAATAGCAGGTTGGATAAATCCATTGGGTGCCTGCTTGCTGTGACCATCTTCTAATGGTTGTATGTAAGGTAGCGAACTAGTCGTCACCGTTACATTGTAGTTAGCATCTTTGACCTTGGGTGGTTTTGACCAACTACGAGAAGCCGCACCAGTTCTTCGTGGGGTTGTCCTCACAATTTCCTGGTGCAGTTCCTGGGCTAATCCCGTTAGGTCCTTTGACACTTCATTACGAAGTTCCTTCATTGTTCCTTGCGGTGTTTTTGCCATTACTATTAACCTACTAAGTCAACTGTCAAAGCACCATTGCCCTGTAGGCTGAAACTTAACTCAACCATACCGTCATAGCTTGCATTAACAGTAACACTAGAAATAACGCCAGTGCCTTCATAAAAAACAGTTTGTGTTCCATTGTCTGGAAACAACTTGAATTTTGCAATCATACCTGGTTGAATCATGTCAACCTGGACTTCTGTGTGATCCCATAAGCCAGCAAAACTGGCACTCCACGCTCGGGACATAGTGTATGTCTGATTCCAAGACGTGAAGTTGCCCATGCTGGCAGTGTCAACTGTTAATAAATTTGCGCTAGCGTCAATAGACCATGTGCGTAAATTACCCAATGCTACGGTAGGTAATGCTGAAGGAGTAGTGTCAATGGCACCACCAATTTCTAGCCTTAAACTACCGTTGCGACCTGTTGTAACTGCCATAATAATAGTCTCCTATTAAGACGCTGTGCTGTATGACAGGGCTGATTTACCTTCAAAAGTAACTGAGCACTCAATTAAACCATCGAAGCTTGCGCTACGGCTCAAACTTGTGATCAATGCTGTTCCACTGAATGCGACATCAGTGCTGGTGTTGTTACCTTCTGGGTAAAGTGCTACAACTGCGTTGTTACCAGCTTTAAACTGTTCGTCGTTTGTAGTTGCATCTGCTTTATCGTAAATGAAGTCCACTGTGATGGTCCAAGTTTTAAAACTTGGGGCCATGTCACGGAAGATGAATCCACTTGCGCTACCATTCATTACTGTAGTGTCTAATGTTTCTACTGTGTCGTCCAAACTCCATGAGCGAACTTGACCTACGATAGTGGCTGTGCCATATGTAGTGCCTAAGTCTGCGCTTGGTAATTGGACAGTGATTTGACCATTACGGCCTGCTGTTGCTGACATATTATTGTTCCTTTAAACTTGTCCTTTTGTATACAAGTATTTGATTTGAAAAGTCATACCCATTGCAAAGTATGGTGCTGTCTCAGTGTTATTCGTAAACACGCTGACAAGCTGTGTATCTATTGCGTAGCCGCCACGTGCTGGATCTGCTTCTAACAATTCTTCAATTTGTTCAATTAAATCATTGCGAAGTGTGTCCACACGTGAATTAGAATTGGTCCACACAGATATATTTACATCCATTGTGCTCATACGAGTTTGTGTTGCACCACCTTGTGTGATGCTTTCACGTTCCTCATTGCCACTTTCAATAACAACTGCTGGGAAAGCAGTTTGTGCCAAGTCTTGAAGTTCAATACCAGGATCTCTGGTCACTGTTCCAAAACGGGCCGTTTGTTGATTGCGGAGTGTATCAACAATGTTCTGTGTAATCAATTCTCGTTTGCTACTCATTATCTATACAACCTATCTTGTGCTACTGGAAACTTTTCTGATGTATCTACTGTGTTGCTATTGTCTAGATCATATTCTACACCGCTACTTAACTGCAATGCTACTTCCTCATCAAAACGATTTTGAAAGAAAGCCAGTTGTTCGCGAAAGCTATCACCCTCTGGACGGAAGGTAGATAGTTTGCTTAGAATATAAACAGCCAATGCACGATAACATGTAGCACGAGTCCATTGTGAATCAGTTAAGCGTGTAGCATCAAACACTGGAAAAGTAGCTTGATAAGTGCGTCCACGATTAGATCCAAATTCAACATTAAACCAGCGAGTTTTGACAATAGTCTCAACATCGCCTTGTGCCATTGCCAGTTCAGTAGTCCAATCAGCAATGCCATGGTCCATGGCAGTGGGGAAATACTTTACTAAATCATCATTTGTTGCAAAAGGCATATTATTTGTTCCTCGAGATAGGGCTAGTCATCTAGCCCTAGTCCAATTAAACTGCTGAATCAGCAGTTAACTTAATACCAAATGCTGGACGGATTAGAGTTTGGCCAGCAACTGCTGTAACCATCAAATCAGTAGCACGGTTTTGTGCTTGACGAGTTGCTTCGTATGTCAATGTGCCGCGCATACCGTGACCTAAAGCCGCTGGTGTGAATACTGCACCAACTGCGTCGTCATTGCCATCAACAGCCAACAATGGGCTTTCAATGATTGTAACACCAGCAATGTTAGCAACAAAGTAGTTGCTCAAAATGCTGTTACCAAGGTTTGTGTTGGCAGTGTAAGCAGTAGTAGCAGTCAAAGACTTCTTAAGGTTGTAAGCCTGCGCTGGTGTAACAACAGCGTAGAAAGGACCAGTGATCTTACGACCACGTAATGTAGCAACA